TGATCCACCAATACTGGTCTATGCCCAAGTAGTTTGGACCAACCGCTACGGGTTCGGAGTTAGATTTATATCCCTAGAGATTAGGGATAAGGATAAGATTAGGAACATAATCAGAAACAGGGGAAACATATTTACATTCTAGGAGGATGTTACCTTATGAATTACTACGAGAGAATCATTCGGGAGGGAACGATGGCTGCAGACGAGTACACGAAAAAGAAAGACAATCCCATTGAAGAATTACACATAACTGAACAAGAACTTGAGGAATTAGATCTCGATGCCCTCATGGTCTTGGAAGACTTGGTGGATCCTTTCGACCACGACTACAAGTACGTGGTTGATGAATCGGAACTTCCTTCCGACCCCATTAAGTAGTTCAACAATAACGAAAAAATAACCCCCGAGTTTACACCCGAGGGTTATTTTTGTAGGAGCATCTTATGAAGAAACTCTGGTTTTTGATGTTACTAGGGACTATCTTAGCTTGTGGAACTACAAACGCAGAACTACGAGAACAGACAATCTTTCGATCCATCCTGACTGAAACTGAATCCCAAGCAAAGATAATGTGTAAGATTATAGTCAAACGATATAGGGTTTCGGATCAAGTCTATAAACCTATGAAAGAAACAGAAGTTACTATTGTTGATAAAGGCGATCTTCCTACACCAGCCGATTATACTGTGCTAGGTTCAATGTCTATAGAGGCAGACAAAGAGTGTAAAATAATTGAGATTATCGACGCTGTAAAAACTGGAGCTGGTACATTTGGAGCAAACTATGTACTGCCTTGGAAAATACAATCTATCCACAGTACCAAAGAAGAGTGGGGAACCGAAATCGACAAACACAAATTGGTTCAAAAAAAGACTATAAGTACTTACATCTTGCTTAGAAGGGAAAACCTTTCCATCTAAGGAAAACAACGAAAAAATAACCCCCGAGTTTATCCCGGAGGGTTATTTTTGTGACTATTTTTTTTGGTTTTAGATGATGAAGAAGTTGAGTTCGATCTTCTCGACAACCCTTGTTGGTTCCAGGATAATGTTGACGTGGAAGGTCTTCCTCTTCCTCTCATACTCAGTTGCACTAACTTCTACGTTGAAGTTGTACAAGCCTCTCCGCCTTGCAATATCATCTAAGAACAGAACAATATCGCCTGATACCTGACTCCAGGTCAACTGATCATTTTGTTCAAAGATGAAGAACCTACAATACTCCTCAAGAGCCCTCTTAATGTAGAGGACAAGTCTGACAATGTTTAGATCTTGTAAAGCACTTGCTTTTGCCTGACTTGTCAACTGACCCCAGACAACATAACCCGGGTTGAACTTCACAATTGGATTTAGTTGTTTGAGGTACATCTGATCTCTCTGACCCAACTTCGGGTTGAAGCGGAGTTCTTTAATATTATCAATTGATGCGCGGTTGAAACCTGCAATGGCAAACCAGACTTCAGATACGGCATCATTTCTTGGCAGTAGATAAGACATATGGAACATTGGAGAGAACCATACATCTCTGCCAGTAAAGATATCATAGACCTTGTTATAAGACTCATACAGAGCAACAAAGTAGTTGTTAAATGTATTAACATCTGTTCTCTCTGTGATAGAAGAATTAAACGAGTTGTTGTCACCATTGTCAAGAATACCCACACAATCACGCCTCGTTTGACACAGAGAGGATATTTGCTGTTTGACTTCGCTTGGATAACCAGCATCAAACACTGCACTCATATAGAAGTTCTCAGTATCTAATACCTCATCGACCTGAGAAGATCCATCTACTGTACTGGTTAGGGCACCAGCATAAGCCTGAGCTAGCAATAAGGTTGCTTCCGCAGTATCAAGGGTACCGGTTACATCAATCAAAACGCCCTCTGAACCATACTTCAATGGAACAGGTTCTGCTGAGGCAAATGCAGTTGCAACACTTGTATTTGACTGTCTGATCTCATAAGTTATAAGCGAATCTGCGTCAAATACAGATATGTCACCAACCCAAGATTGAGTTGCACCCGTGAGGTTGCGAGCATCAAATACATTAACTGTATCGTCCTCTGAACCCCCAGATGCACCTAGCCAACCATAGAGTACATTACCTCGGGCATCTTTTGCAACGACCATGTAAGTTGAATTTCCAGTTTCAGCAAGATTTTGCCAATCACTGAAGACTTGCTTGTTATCAGTGATAGTTGCTGCAGCTATAGTTTCAACTATGGTTACTGTACCAATATCTTTGTCGTAGCGTCTTGAGAGTATATTGTAACCATCAGACCATTCGCCATTGGCCCTCTCCATACTTGCCCTTAAGAGGGTTGAGTAAGTATCAAGGACATCGACGATGAACATTGAACTGCCGGTGTCATCTAATGCATCTGGTCTAAATGATATCTCAAAAGATTCTACAATAACATCATCTCCATCTGACTGTTTCTCGTAAACATCCATTACATAAACATCATTGAATAATGGATTCGCGTTTTCAACAAACCTGACGGCAATGTTGTTGTACCACTGACCTCTCCCTATAGGATAGAGAAAACATAAGGGATAAGTATCGCCGGAAGCTTCTAGGTTTGAAGTGATTTCAGCTATTGAGTTGAGTGAATCATTGTAGCTAATTACGACTGAAGCTGTTGCGTCGAGATCAGCATAAGCAGCATCAATCCTAATATTTGCAAATGTAGCATCATCTGGCATCGGCCGAATGAAGTACATTGCTCCAGATTCACCTAGGTAATTGTAGGCACAGTATAGCCCCTGACCGTAATTCTTTCCATAGGTTTCGATGTTTGGTTCGCCGTATTCACCAACCAGTTCACTACGAGAGCCAATAAATTTGAATTTATTGTCCTCACCCTTCTCTGCCAACGCAACAAAAAATCCAATTGTTCCAGGTACCGCTTGTACATACGTTGACAGATCAATGATTTTGGTATATACACCTGGAGAGATATTTGGCATATGCACGTCCTCCCTAAAATCGTCTCTCTAGTTTCAGATCTCTAAAAGAAGTTATCCTTTCTCTAGGTGTATATTTCTTTAATCCCTTTTTTTGTCTCTCTGCTCTAGAAATAGATAAACCACACGAAAATTAGCTGCCGAGTAGCGTCTTTTACTATTGTCGGAAATGTAACTCGTGCAAATAAACTAAATGGACCTGACTCGCCTCCTGTCTTGCTTGGAGCTATATAGAGTCCTGCTTCGCTCAACAGTTCACCGTTGGCATCTGCTGATCCAATTGTCGTTGTAACTTGTGCTATTAACCATTGATCGTCATTTGCATCATCCTGATAATAGACAACCGTATCAATTGGGTGCTTATAATAGGAACCACCCCGGAAGTCACCATAGCTAGTATCAATTGTACTTATTGGAATTTCACTAGCCATGTCAGTGTCAGTGTTGGTTGGCAAAATCGGATCTAGTGGATCGCCTGGTGTAACTCCTCCATCGCCCAGGCCAAGCCACCCAATAAAATCCTCTTTAACTGGTACTATACTTGCGTTATCAACATCAAAAACTCTCACAGCTACATATTCACGCCCAAGGTAAACCACAAGGTTATCACTGGAGTATATTTTCTTCCGTTCTCCATCTACTTCCTCAAAAACATCGACTCTACCTATAGGCTTCCTGAGAACTGCTTCCTTCTCGTCCACACCGTCACCAAGACAGTGTTTCCCATATTCGTCTCTTACCTCGACGTGAATTGTCTCTAGTTTGCTCATGTTTAAATCCTCTTTACTGAGATTGTTTTTAATTTGTTCTAATATAAATACAAATTAAGTAGTCGCTCGTTACTAGTTTAATTAGAATAGGGCGGTCCCACACTTAGCACAGTAGTCGGCACTAGACTTCGACTTGGTACCGCAAGTGGGACAATTCACCCTAGACTTAACAGTTACTGGTTTTTCAACCTGAGTCTTATTGGCCTTGGTTCCCCTGAGTTTCAATACAATGATATGAGTGTTACTCTCAAGTTCTCCATGATGGCCAAAGTTGAATGACTGACCAGATGCTGAACCAGGAACTGTGATACCCTCATCTTCGGTAGGTTTAGCACTTTCTTGAACAGCATCTTGATCAGTAACGAAACCAGCCGATCTTACTTCACTCCCAATGGAGCAATTCATCGCCTGGACATCGTCAGACTGTTTAAATGTTCCTGTGTGGGACTCACCATTAGAGTTCGTAAAAGTATAGTCAACTGAGGATCCTTCATCTGTTTTACTTGTTGTCCCGCTGTAGTAATATGTTGGACAACAGCATGGATCACAATAGCAAC